AAACCATTTATCTTGCGGAGATTCCCCGGCGTTATAGCACAGCAAAAATGTAGTGCTTCTGGGCGGTATTTAGAGTGATTGTACCATGCTGAATCACCATTGCATACTGCCGTTCTGTTATCGAAATCTCTGAAATCAATGCCCTGATCTTTACCCAGTGAATAACAGGCAAAAGAAAGATAGTTATCATCAGCAATACAATCCCGGACACATCCTACAATATCTCCCATGTGGTAACATTCGGGATTCTGGATGATAACCGCTTCAGGATTTTTCTTTAGTGCTTCAGCAAACCCTATATTAAAATTAATGCCGGGATTGATCCAATGTTTCCCTTTTATCTCGATAATAGTAACGTCAAACGGTAGTTCGGGCAGATTAATAGGCTCAGAATCATTCACAATAAAAAGTTCAATATCTCTGTAATCCATGAATGATTCAAGAGTTTTAAGAAACTGCTCTTCCCTATTGTGATATGCCATTACTACTGCTATGAGCTTAGCCATTCCTGATTTTCTCTTTTTAGATGCCAGTTAACTGTTTTTTCTAACGATTCATCAAACGGGACAGGGAAATTATATCCTGCATCCTCCAGCCTATACCCGTCCATGCCATATCTTAAATCATATCCCGGCCTGCTTGAATTAACGTCAATCAGTTGATACGATAATGGAATTTTCATGATCTCAGCGATTTTCTCAGCCAGATCTAGGTTACTGAGTTCGGTTTTGCCGACAATATTAATCCTTTCCGGCCTATCATAATCGGGAAATAACCTGGCAGGGAAATTATTTAAAATGAATAGTATCGCATCGGCAAAATTTCTGGCATGAAGATAAAACCTAGTTCCTATTTCCCCATCTTGCGAATGAATATCAATCATCTCCCTGTACAGGATCTTCTTTATACATATTGGCAAAAACTTCTCCGAGGCTTGCCTTTCCCCAATTACATTCATTGTATTGGTTATTATAATCGGAAGCCCGTAAGTCCTCCAATAACTGATAGCGATTAATTCTTGGCTCCCTTTGCTGGCCGAATACGGATTAGAGGGGATCATTGAATCCCATTCCTTATGCGCCTCATCACGAACTGGGCCATAAACCTCATCAGTTGAAATCTGTATGTATTTTTCAGGAGGATATTGTCTGGCATATTCCAGGATATTTAAAACCAAGTCAATGTTATTTTTTACAAATGGAACAGGATTAATAATAGACCTTTCAACATGACTCTCCGAAGCCAGATTAATAATATAATCAACTCGCCCAATTCTGGAGCCTAAAATTGATGATATTGGGACGGACAAATCATGAGTAAAAATCTCAACCCTTCCGGGGTCTTTTTGATAATGCTCCGAATCGGTTATCCTCTCAGCTATTCCTTTATGTTTGAATGATTCAATACCAATGATTTTCCAATCAGTATTAACTAAGAAATGATCCATAAAATGATGACCGATAAATCCAGCAATACCTGTTATTAATACTTTTCTCATTATCTCAAACATTATTTATGACAAACATATTGGGAAATCTCGAAATATGAACCAATAGATAGACTTCCTCGTACCCTTAGACCACAGAATGATTTTAATTCTAAACCATACACGTGAGGCCATTTTATCTAAGTTAGTCATATTAATTCAAGTTTAGAAACATATCTATTGCTGAGGATTCGCTACCGCCTTCGCCCAGTACGTCTTCATAGTAGCGGGAGGCTGAATCGAACAGCCGTATTTGGCTTATGAGACCAACAAGGAGCCACTCCTTTTCATCCCGCTATTTAAAATCTTCCTGTCCGTTTCCAAGCGGAAACCAGCCTTTGTATTTTACAGCCGTGTCTCCGGCGGGATGGTCTTACAACAAACAACGTCCTCTTGGCAGGACTGTAATAAAGGAGGTCGCTCTCCGCCTACTCTTACGCAATGAATTTCGTGTCTTTTTTAATTTATTACTGTCTGTCTTCAGCAGGAAGATTATATCATTATTCCAAAGAACTTTCAAAAAAGGGGCGGTTCTGGTTTTTTATATTATATCTACCCCGTGGAAAATAAATAACCTTAATACTATCATAAATTATACTTCTGGCATCATTTATGGCTTTATAAATTGCATCAGAATCATCTTTGTCATCATTGGGATTTGCGCCATATCCTACAACATTAAAAATCATTGTGCCATCTTTAGCCACATAACTCTTTAGGTTAGCATAATGTTTATTGTAATAATACCTATCTATTAACCTTATCCCAATATAAAATATGAATATTGAACTGATAAATATAATAAATAGTTTTTTCATTTCTTAAAGCCTTTAATCACGAATATCTTAGTCTTGTACGGGATGACCTCCCATGGCTGATGCCAGCTCTCATTCTCTCCCTTTGTAAGCCCTATCGTTATAGAACCTGGCCTGACAAGGAAGCCTGAGACAGTCTTTATCACATCAGGTTCACTTTCTATATAAACCCGCTCTTTGAAATTTACGTGCGTTGTAAAACTTTTCTTCATTGTTGCAGGAAGATTATAAATAGAGTCAAGCATGGTTCTATAAAAGTCTTTCGCTCCCCCTACTTTCACGGGCTCTCTTGCTCTAATATCATAATTTCAAATAACATCTTAAATTTGCCTTGCCTTGCCTTGCCTTGCCTTGCCTAGCCGCGCCAAGCCAAGCCCCGCCTCGATTTTATATATTATATCAAATAACCTTTAAAAAAGGGGGGCTCAAAAACCGTGTGCACCCGGGAAACCTTGCCCCCCAAAAATGAAAAATCTTACCAAATATAAAACATATTTCATTATTTCAATATTAATTTCATATTAAGTTTTTAACAAAGTTTGCCTTGCCTCGCCCTGCCCTGCCCGGCCACGCCTAGCCTTGCCCAGCCGTGCCACGATTTATAATTTTATCGCATCAATCTTTTGAGAGTTGATATTAACAACTACCTGTTTCCATTCGAAAGAACCGTCATCATCAACATCAAATATCACCAGTCCCCAATGAACAGTACCGGAACAAACCCTCGCTCCAAATTTCGTACCCATTCCCTGAAGTGCTGGAAGTGTCATTGCTACCCATCCGGGCTCACCGCAGAAAGTTGCATAATGAACGTGTGCCCTTAATATGACATTTGCCTTTGGTCTCAAATCACGTTCGTTCCATAGTACATTCCAGAGACGTTCTTTTGCTGGTGCAGTAAATCTACCATGCGGGATAGATGAACCGCTTACATGATGCCTTAAATCAAAAATACAGCCATTAACGTCAACTGATTCATGTGAACCTATTTTTTCAAAATTACATCTTTCGGCAATAACACTTTCCCAATCTTCGCCACCCTCGCCGGACACATGATAACCCGTTCCATAGACGCCTATCCATTTGAAGTTTTTTGAGCCTCTGTCAGAGATATTCTGTAAACATTCAACAGCCATATCCACTTGGGAATTACGGTCAGCATATATCAACTCCGTAGCCCCTGATTTAAATTCTTTACCATCTATCAGGTCGCCCAAATCAAATCCTATGTCAAAAGGCTTGTATTTTTCGAGTATGTTAATAAACTGAATCCATAATTCTCTCTGAAGTGTTGCCCATTTATTGTGCTTTGTGGTGCTGCCCTCTACCTCAGTATACTGATATGCCGGAGGTGTAAGTCCTGCCACATGACCACAATGTAAGTCTGATACTGCAATAATTCTCTTTTTCATTTTATAATTCTTTTAAGTTATGTTTGCCTTGCCTTGCCATGCCCGGCCACGCCTTGCCTGGCCATGCCATGCCGTGAGTTTATATATTATCCCATTCCGTTACTTCAAACTTACCAAAGACACCCCGAAAAGTGCCAAGCCCGATCTGGATACCACCGTCATCAAATAGTCTCCGAAGGATATTTTCATTGAGGTCAGGATTCTTATATAGCGTTAACTGAAAACTGACAGACCACGGAGTAAGAAGCACTGGCCTCTCCTTATCGGACGGGATAGATAACTGCCCCTTTTTGATAATAGCCTTCCGGTAATCAATGATAATATCATCAATAGTAACCTGAACACCGTCCCTCATTATCGGTATTTCCTGCGGGCTAATGTCAACGAATGTCAGGGCTGCTTTCGCTATCGTTTTCCAACCCCTCCCCACCACTCTCTGGGGTGCTGATTCCGTGTTTTGTGCTGATAGAAAACTCTGGATATTCACTGATGGTAATATCAGGTTTCGTGGGTCTTGTGATGACCTGTAAGTCTTGTCCTGGGGAGATAATTGTTCTTTCATGCTCCCTGAGTACCTGTCGAACATTATCGGACGTAGTCCGGTCAATGTCACATTTTTTGTAATCTTTTCCATTTGTTTTTTGGTTTTTTATTAATAATTCAAAATCTATGTAAATCGTGTCAATTATTCTGTAACCGTTCATAATTTCAAAATTTATGTTTGCCTTGCCTTGCCTTGCCTTGCCTTGCCATGCCTTGCCTTGCCTTGCCATGCCCTGCCCAGCCGTGAGTTTATGTTGTTGTTAATTCCCTGTAACGCCTCCGCAATCTCCCTGCCAACATATAAATCACACGCTGCTTATCTTTTTGTAGTTCCCTGTAATCCTTCAATATCCCCATGCCATGATCATGTCTGTCATCCCCGGCCATATAGTCTGTAAAATGCCAGAGGATATGTTCAAGATAAAAGAGTTCCTCTTTCGTTAATGTTATTCTTGTCTTTTCCATTGATTACGTTTTATTATTTCTGCTATTGCCCATTTAGCACCATCAATAAATGCTATAAGTTTATCATCAAAGACTTCATCATAATAAGCTTCATCTGCTGCAATTTCAATTTCATCCTCTGTCGGCACATCAATCGGCAGTGCCATTATTTCATCGGCAATATTTTCAGGCAGTGCTTTATTCTTAATTGCATCATCTTTTAATGAGGAATTAAACTGATATAAACATTCTAATCCCTTTGTTTTCATTTCGTCACTCCTTTCTGTTTTAGGTATTTGTCATACCATCTGTCAAAATTAGGTTTTCTTTCATGGGTGGGTTCTCCCTCGTATTCAAATCCCCAATCATCAGAAAATTCCATTCCAGCGTTAAATGCTTTTTCCAACTCCTCTCTCAATCCTTCATTAAATATTTCTTCTGCTGTTTTCATGTCTTATTGGTTATTAAAATAATTTTTGTTGCATTTTGTGTATCTCAAATCTCTTAACCGCAGCTTCGTAATAGTCTTTGTCAATTTCGCAACCAACAAATTCACAATCGAAATCATAAGCTGCAATAGCTACCGTTCCGCTACCCATGAATGGATCAAATACCTTACATCCGCTCTCTGTAAATTGATTTAATTGGTGTGTCGCCCATTTTAATGGTTTTGGGCAGGGATGGAAGTCTATTTCTTTATCTGGTATAATGGGTGCCCTAATTACATCAACATTCTGCTTAATGGGTTTTCCATAAATAAGTATTGGTTCCCAATTATTAAAACCTAATGGACATCGCCCCATAGATGCGGGCTTATGCCAAGCAGCTACCCATATAGGTTTTTTTATATTATACCAAATCCCAATATTCCCTATCCCACAGCTTATTGCTACAATGCCACTTGTTATACGCTCACACTCCCACAACCATTGGGAACACCAGCCATAATAATCCTCCATATTGTCATCATGGCTATTGTATTTAAATCCCACATTATATGGGGGGTCAGTAATAGTAATATCAAAATACTTATTAGACACTGTCGCCATATACTCCATGCAGTCGATATTTAAGAGAGTAATCATCCTGTCACCCATCTATTTAATATTTACTTGGATTGTTATATGATAATCTTGTTCGTCATAGACAATTTGACCATGAAAATGTCCATGAGTTCTATTGCTTCATTTGCTATTTCAATGATTTTTGCTTTCATCTTATTAATTATTCTAATATTCTTCTGCCTCTTGTCTTGTAATAAAAGCATGAATCCCATTTGAACATTCAACC